TTAGAGGCAAGAACAGTAAACGACTTACTTGATATTGTTTTTACACCACCAACAGATAAAGTTGATTTTACAAATGAAGATTTAATTATAATAAGAGGTGCATTATGTTTCGCTAAAGAAAAGTGTATATATGATAGAAAAGTAATGACTAATAGAGTAATAGAGAAAATAGATATTTTTATTAAGGAGAGATAAAATGAAAGCACGAATAAGACAATGGTGGCAAAACGGATCAACGACACTCGGTAAAGTGTTTACAATCTTATGTATCTTATGGCTAGTTGTTCACACGGAGATAGTAGTAAGAGTGATAATGTTATTCAGTTGGGTAGTGTTGTTTCCGTTCATAATCTACGGTGCAATCAAACTAATCGACAAAATAGGTAAGGAGGAAAAGTAGATGAAAAGATTATTAATGGTATTAATGTTAGTTATGTTATTAAGTGGGTGTTATGAAGATGACACAATATATTACACCCAAGAAGAAGTAGATTTGATGATTGCAGATATTGAAGATAGTTTTGATGCACAGGCTATGAACAATCTTAACGAGAGAGTATTAGAACTTGAAAGTGAATTAAGAGATTTTGAAAGATTTGAATATGAAGATGTGCTAGACTTGTTAGATTATATGGAGAGTGAAAATAGATTTGCTACTGAATTAGATGAGTATATTAGCAACAAGTTAGAGGAATTAGATGTAAGGAGAGCATTAGAATATGATTTGATTTTAAAGTTATTACTTGATGATACCGATATATTTGAATATACATATGAAAATGGACAAATTAAAGAAACAAATATTATAAATGGAAATTATGAATATCACACAGCCGAAGAAATAATCACACAAATCATAGAAGAATTAGAGAGTGATTAAATGAAGCCAAGAGAAGCGTATGAGAACTTACTAAAGCATATGGTAATCAAGGACACGAAGAACGCAATCGTGGTAGCAAACTCAATTTACGCACTATGGAAACACTTTGATAAACTAGATAAGGAGGAAAAGAAATGAAATATATACAATTAGGAATGGTTACAAGAAAACCAATATTAGCGTTTCAAATTATGAATTTAAAAAAAGGTAGGATTCAATACATTGATAATTCAATGGCGAAAGAATTAATAAAAATAATTGATACAATGTTAGCAACTAAACAAATCACAGAGTTAAAACATAATTATTATAAGGCTAGAATATTATTAGGTCTTGAAGAAAGTAAAGATTACAGGTGGGTTAAAAATATGTTTGATAGAGAAAAATATAAAATGGATAAGTATTATATAAAAAGAACAGAATATGATATGAATACAATTATAGAAGAATTGTTTTTAGACAAGGAGGTTAAGAAGTAATGGAATTAAAGTTTGATAATTTTGAAGCATTTTTATTAGTAGTAAAAGGTTTAACAATGCAAGGAATAAAATTCAAATTTGAAATGTTTTATGAGGCTACACAAGATTTTTACGAGATAATACTATATTAGAGGAGGAAATGAAAATGAATATATGGTTTTGGATAGCATTAGCATTATATGTTCTTATGATTGTTAAAGAGGTTATGTATGAAAGATTGATACAATATCTTAAAAAAAGAAGAAGTATTAGGAGTAAATTAATAACATTATTTTTTATATTCACTATGCCAATCACATATATTTTTATAATTATTGATGAGTTGTGGAACAATAAGGAGAGTAAACAATGAGAGATAAGATAGACAAGTTAGAATTAGAGGATATATGTGTAGAAGTTACTAAAAATGTATATGGACAGCCTGATATATTTGAGATGATTAACAAAATAAACGAGATTATAGATATATTAAACGAGGAGAGTGAGAAAGAATGACAAACAAAGAACAAGTGAGAAAAGATTTAAAGACATTGATAGGTAAGCAAACAAGATTATTAGATAATGAGATCAATGTGCCATCATTTCAAAAGCTATCACCAACGAAGCAACAATTACTAACCGAGCAATACGCAGTTATGCAAAATTACAGACAGATTCTAGTATTACGATTACATTACGGCATTGAGTAATGATTAGTTGTATTAAGCATTTACGCACAGAGAAGAAGATAGTCATAATCAGCACAGTGTTGATGATATTAACATTCGTACTAACAAGTTGGCTAGTAGCATATTTATTTTATGGGATTGCATTAGGGTATACATTATTCCTAATTGACGAACATAATTTGAATAAAAAGAGATAATGTGTTATAATAATTACGAGATATCCTTTCATAGCATATTCATCCCCTTCCTTTTCTTAGAAAAGCCTTCCTAATACGAGGGTTTTTCTTTTGCGATAAAATATGTTATACTATAAGCGTAGATAACAAACAGTTCACCTGAACAAAAAGGGTGAATGAGTTTAGGAGGAATATAATGTACAATATTTTCTAACACTAGGACATTTCATATATAGGGAGTGTCTTTTTGTTTGTGATAGCGTTTGACAAATTAGTGTTAAAGTATTATACTATTCGTGTAAAGTGCGCATAGGAGCATATTTTTGCGTATATATAGAGTTGACTATGAACTTATCATAGGGAACATACTAACTCGGTATAAAAATGAGGTGAATTGTAATGGTAGCTAAGACAACCAAAAAGAAAGCAAATGGTAGACCTAAGAAAATCATAGATTATGACCTAGTTGAGAGCTTGGCAGAAATACAATGTACCCAAGCAGAGATAGCTGCTACATTAAAAATATCAGTTAAGACGTTACAAAGAGACGAAAAGTTTAGTCGCATATATAAACAAGGAATGGATACTGGTAGAAAATCATTACGCCGTATGCAATGGGCTGCTGCCAAGAAGGGCAATACTACTATGCTTGTATGGTTAGGGAAACAATATCTACACCAAAGCGATAAAGTAGAGCAAAAGAATGAACAGGACACAGCATTTACGAAAGCCCTTAATAATTTCGCTAATGCTATAAACAAATGACACTAGACCAAGTTATCCTATTAGAGAAGCATAAGGACATATTAAAAGACAATTCACAAGTCATATTTGCCGAAGGCGTAACAAATGCTAGTAAGAGCTTTATACTTGGTATTAAGTTCATTATGAATATGTTAGCAACGCCAGAAAATCAAAAGCAATTCGTATTAGGTGGAAAGAGTTTACCTGTATTAGAAAAGATGTTTATACAAAATGAAGATTCATTTTATCATATATTTAAACCAATATGCACATACAACTCATCAGGACAAGGTGGAGCAAAAATAACAGTAGCAACACCTAATGGAGATAAGATAATATATTTACTCGGTTATGACAATAGAAAGCGTTGGAGTGATATTTTAGGTTTAACGATATTTGGATTTAATATAGAAGAAATCAACATAGCAGACAACGAGTTTGTAGATGAAGTAATATTAAGAGTATTTAGAAATGGTGGATTCTTACTTGCTTCTTGTAATGGGGGAGACCCTGACACACCAGTATACAAGTTACATCTTAATAAATGTAGACCATTAGAGAAGTATGCTAAACAAGTACCTAAAGAAACGTGGGCAGAATTAAATCAATTAGAAGCTAATGATAAGTTTAGATATTATTTTTTTAACTTTGAAGATAACCCAGTAATGACATCACAACAGAAACAAGACTTATATGCTAATACACCTAAGAACTCGTATCAATGGATGACTAAAATATTAGGTATTCGTGGTATTAGAGAAGGTGTAATCTATGCAGACTATATGACACGCAGTAAGAATATCATTAAGTTTGCTGATGTATTCGGTAAGACACCAAAATACAATGTAGAGATAATGACAATCGGTATGGATGTAGGTGGAACAGACTTTACTGTATTTACATTAAATGTATTTACGCAAGGATATAGACATCATATCGTTATGGACTTTATGGAGTTGCATCAAGCTAATCACGATAAGATATGGGATGAATTTATTAAATGGTTTACGCCATATTATGAAATGTATTCAATGTATATGAAAGGTATGTTTATAGATAACGCAGCAACTATAATGAAATTAACAATGGATGCAAGGCTAAAACTACATCTAGGGTTAAGGTGTTATGGTTATAAGAAATTCACAATTAAAGAACGAGTAGATTGGGGTATAACGCAATTAGATCAAGGCAAGTTATTATTCACAGAAAAGAGTGAAGATGTCTATACTTCGTTTACTAAAGCGTTCTATACCAATAAGAGTAAGACAGACATAAGAGCGTTTAATAACCACATTCATAAAGATAGAGTGGATTCGGTTGAGTACGGCCAAGCACCATATACAGCATATATGATGAGAAACACGAAAAAATTAGATGGCATAGTAAAGCGATAAAATGCTATACGCCCACAGGGGGAAGACAATATGAACTTTAATGTAGTTAACCCATTATATTGGGCGAACAAAATGATTGATAAAAGAATACAACACTATGGCAAAGGAGTTGGCACAGAGATGAAGTATAACCCATTATTAGTAACAATAAAAAGCCCATATAATGATAGACAAATGACACGCAGAGTGCTAGAAAATAGTATTTGGTATAGTGGAATAGAGCAAGACATATCATATTTCTATCGTAAAGAAGCTCCAAAGTTTTATCGAAACGGCCAACAAAGTGAATCATTAAATTACTTTTGGGCTAGTAAGAATGATAACTATCGAAAAATACATAGTGGATTCCCACAATTAATATGTGAGAAAATGGTTGATTTAATAATCGGTAATGGATTTGATGTTGTTATTGAAGGTGAACAAGAAGAAGATATACAAGAAGATTTAGATGCAATGTTAAAAGAGAATAAGATAAACTTATTAATGAGTAAAGGTATTGAAACAGAATCGTGGTTCGGTGGAGTATCTTGGAAAGCAACACGCAATCCGTTAATAAGCGAATATCCAATCATAGAAAGTTGGCAACCTGAAAACTATACAAATGTAATGATTAGTGGCCGAGTTGTTGAAGATATATTTTACAAGTATTACGAAGAAGGCATTAAGCGATATAGATTAAGCGAAATGTATGGAGTTAGCAAAACCGGTGCATACATAGATTATAGATTAGAACGATTAATTGTTGAAGAAAGAGGCCAAGAACAAAGCACGGAAACTTGGCAAACAGTAGGATTAGGAGAATTAGAACAAACAAAAGACTTACAAAGATTAGACTTTACAGGTTATATGAAACGATTGAGTTTATACAAACCTAACAAGTTACCTAATAGTGAGTTTAGATATAGTTCATTAGGAGAGAGTGATTACGCAGGTTCTTATGGAGCTTTTGATGCAATAGATGAAATCATCTCAACAATGATTCAAGAGTTTAGAGATGGTAAATTAGTAAGATATTTCCCTAAAGAATATATCCCAAAGAATAGTGACGGCGAAGCAATGGAACCAGATGAGTTCAAACGCAATCATATTCTATATGAAGATACACCAAGCGAAAACGCAGATAAGCAAAAGATATTATATGAACAAGGTGACATTCGTATTGAGAAACATACGGAAGCATATAAAATGTGGGTTACACAGGTTCTTAATAATGCAGGGTTATCTCCATTGACAGTTGGAATAACAGGATTAGAAGCAATAGATGCTAGTGCAGAGTCGCAACAAGAACGAGAAAAGGTATCAATAAGAACTCGTAATAAGAAGATTGAATTATGGAAAGAGTTTTTAGAGGACTTTATGAAAACGGTATTAGAGTTTTATTATATGACTAAAGATATGAAACAAATAGGTGAGAATGAATACTCAATAGGAAACATACCAGAATTTGAATTAATCGTAACCTTTGAAGATTATATAATCAAATCAATGAGAGATAGAACAAACGAAGTAACAGAAGGTATTGGAGTTAGTTGGGACACATTATCAGGTGTTCAATATGTTCATAAAGATAAAACAGATAAAGACCAGTTGGCAATATCAGCTCGTATTAAACTAGAAAACGGCAAAGAGGAAACAATTAGCATAGCTGAAGCGAGTGCATTACAAGACATTAACCTAGCAAAAATCGAAGAATTACGAGAAGATAAAGTTGACATAATTGAGATACCTGAAACAGTAAACGAAATACCAGTAGTGGAAGAAGTAGTTGAGGAATAATGCCACGCACAGTATATGAATATGAACGAATACTAACGCCTGTAAGCGACCAAAAGACATTAAGAGCCGAAGGTTATACACCATTCTTTAGTAGTAATGTATCAGCAGGCCAACGAGATGGTAAAGATTTGTTTATTCGATTTCATAATGGAAGCGTGTATAAATATCCAAATAAAGGAAGTCAGTTCAACGATCTATTATTGTCACCAAGTAAAGGTAAATGGGTGTGGGGTAACTTACGCAGACCTAATGTAGCATTTAGTAAAGTAGGTTCATTTCCATTGAAAGGTGATTTAGACTTAACTGATGAACAAATGGAAACTAAGTTTTTACAGTTAGATAAGAAAATATTAGCACCGAAGTTGACAGCATTTTTATCAACATTGCTAGCTAAAGATAAAACGAGTTTAGTATCAACAATGTTATTGAGAGATACATTGTTCACAAAAGGACTTATCGTTAGAAATATAGCGAGTATGATAAAAGGTTACTAGACCTATTCTAGGATAAACAGTCACACAGACTATAAAAGGAGAGATTAAAATGGCAGAACTAACACCCGAACAAATAGTAGCAAATGAATTGGCAGCGACTAAGTTAGCTGAAACACAGGCTACGGAATTAAAGGCTACAAATAAAAAAGAGGCATTAAGAGAACTATCTAAAGAGTTAGGTATCAATGCCTTTGAACCGGAAGAATTAAAGAACAAGTTTAATGAGTTTACTACTTGGCAAGAAAGCCAAAAGACCGAGCAAGATAAATTGCAGGAACAAGTGGATTCATATAAAACGAAAGAAACAGAATGGATTGCAAAAGAATTAGATTTCAATAGTAAATTACAGGCAAGTGAATTAGGTATATCGCTAGACAATTTAGAAGATGCTTTAAAATTAGCAGGTGGCGACCCTAGTAAACTCGTAGATGTAATTAAAAAATACCCAGTATTTAAATCACAAAAGGGTATTAAAATAGGCGAAAATGGTCAACAAGAAAGTGCAACAGGTGGACTAACAGATGCCGAAAAATACGGTAAAAAATGGAAAGACAGTTCTTATTACAATCCTACAGACTAAAAAATAGGAGTGAGAAATTATGGCACTATTATATCCAGCATCAACAGGACATAATACAGATTCAAAATATTCAGCACTAGTCGAACCTAATTTATTTGCAGGTAATGTATTCCAACCGGGAATCTCATTTACAGACAAATACCAGTTAGGACCTGGTGGAACGATTTTAGTTCATATGCCCAGCATTGATGTTATTTCAGCGACAGCACCAGGTGCAGACTTTAGTGATGTAATCAACCAAGATACACTAATCACTATTCAGTTGAACAAACAATATAATCGTTCAAGAAAGATTTACGGAGCTACGGCAGCATCAGTAACATATCCAATCGCAGCAGCAGAATTAGAATTAGCATCAAGAGAAATTAAAGAAGCTTGGAATCTTACAGCAGCGACAGAGTTAATTGGTACAGCCTCTATTCTTGTGGCAGATAATCTATTAACTGTATTAGCAGCAGACACAGTATATGATTCTATCGTTACATCAAGACAAGAATTAGTAGAAGCAAAAGCTAATCCTGACACATTGATTGTAACGCCACAAACTTATTCATTATTACTACAAGCAACAGAGTTCCAAAGAACTGGAGTTATTGGAGATTCAGCAGTAGCAAACGGTGTTGTAGGTAGAGTAGCAGGAATGAACGTATTTGAATATGCAAGTTTAGATACAGCAGCAGCAGATGGAGCAACTATCGCAGGAATCACTTGGGCATCAGGTGACTTAATGGAGTATGTAATGTACGACCACGATGCGTTTAGTATTATCACAAGTGTAAACTTAGTAAGAGTAATTGATTCTCATACATTCAACGGAACAAATGCACAAGTTGAAGTGGTATCAGGATTCAAACTTACGAATCCATCAAGAGCATTAGTTAAGATTCACGATACATCAGCATCATAAGATAATCTAACCTAAAGGGTGGGCTTAATAACCCACCCTTATTTTTTTTAATAAGGAGTTGACAATATGGCAATAGTTACAAGTGAACATATAGAATATAATACAGATGAACATTTTTATTATTTAACGGAAGCAGGAATGATTAAGTATACAGGATATGATTATCTTGTTGATATGTGGCGACCTAGTGCAAAA